TATTAAAGACAATCGGAATCGATTCGGGAAGCTTGTGGTTGGATCTGCTACTGTACTTGCGAGTGCATTGATTGCAGTGAAGATTTACAAAGCATTCCGTGTTTTGAATCCTATTGAAAGTGATAGTCTGTTGCACCCTGAGGATGCTAAGGATATCGAGAATCGTAAGCGTCTCCCTAATGATTGGGTAGACACTCACGTGAAGAATCCGGACGCAGAGGATCCAGGAACTGCAACGCTAGAGCAGTTGACTGAGATAGCGGCAGCCAATAGTTATACGGTTGAGTATGTAGGTGAAACAACTTCGCGCACATTCGGTGTGGTGATGCACAATGGTGCGTTGTTGGTTCCCCGTCATGCACTTGTGGAAACTGGAGCTACAGAGATTCGTATGATTCGAAAAGCGAAGGTTCCATGGAGTGTGACGATTGGATTGGATAAAGTGAATGTTAAGATGATTACCGGAAAGGACTTTGCCGTTATATACAGTGCGAAGATCCAAGGACGGAATTTATTGAAACACTTGCGTGATAAAGAGTGTGACACTAGTTACTTCTTTTCTATGAGTACTACGGGCAGATACGTGTATCGTGATGGTGATCGAACACATGTAGATGAAACCCGCATGTCTTATAGTCCACGAATCCATACTACTCGCGGAGGAGTATTTCCTGGATGGCAATATCGTTTACGAGAGCCTTCCTTCCAAGGAGCTTGTGGTGCTGCTTTACTTGTTATGAGTGGGCGCCGAGCTGTCTTCGGAGGAATTCATCTTGGTGGACGAGGCAACACAGGAGGTGGTGGCTCTTTCACAGCTGAGGATTTTGATGAAGCCCGGAAACACTTTGAACACTTACCCGATCTGGCGGATGCAGGGAAGTATCAAGAAGTGATTGAAGGAGAGAAACATGCTGAGTTAGGTGCGGAAATACCCAAAACTCACCCGATTAATTTCGTGGCGATTGATGGGCCCGTAGAAGTTCTAGGCACCGCAACTGGAGAGTGTTCAGCATATTCTTCCGTGAAACCTACTATGATTTCGCATTCTGTCGCCCGTGTGACAGGAATTCCGAATGAGTGGGGAGCGCCAAAATTGAATCCATGGTACAACGCCTACCATTTGGACTTGACAAAGAGAGGATCCCAACCCAAGGGATTTAAAGTGAGTGAGCTGCAGGCGGCAGTATTGGACTTTACGACAACGTTCGTTTATGAGTTCAATAAGGCTTCTCCTTCAGTGAAGGAGTCTCTCATTCGCGTACCTTTGAATAGATATGAAACATTGTTCGGTGTGGACGGTGTTTCCTTCATTGATAGGATGAAGTTTATCACGGCCATCGGATGGCCATTCAAGGGTCCTAAGAGCAAGTTCTGTATATTGGATGAAAATGGTGAGATTATTGATTTCCAACCATGGGTGTGGGAAGCTGTCTTTAAGGCGAAAGAAGCTTTACTAGCCGGGTTTAGGATCAATGCCACCTACAAGGCCCAGATCAAGGATGAAATCACTAAGTTGTACAAAGACGATGGGTCTGAGAACGACAAGGTGAGAATCTTCACTTGTGCTCCTATCGTGCTTCAAATCTTGCTGAGAATGTATTTTCTTCCAGTAGCTGCTCTATTATCAACATTCCCGTTGGTGTCTGAGTGTGCTGTTGGAATTAATGCGTCCGGGCCGGACTTTGACGAGCTTATTCGTCATTTAGCCCCCAGCAAAGACACGAAGCTCATTGCCGGAGATTTCTCTAAGTTTGACATTGGAATCTCTGCTGATGCAATGGGAGCTGCTTTCCAGGTTATGGCGAACCTGGCAGAGCGCTGTCTTGATTACAGCAAGGAGGATCTTCGTATGATGTCCATGTTGGCAAATGAAGTGATGAACCCAGTGGTTGCGTACCATGG